GAAAGACCGCTTGAATTATTAGATGGTTTTGCAATCCATATAGAATTGGAACATCCAATAATTAAAACTTGATCGCTAAATAGCCATAAAATACTATCATTTGTATTACTTGCTATCGTTCTATCAAAAGCATCATCTACACTTAAAGCGCCAACATCTTCATCGAAATTTTCAAAATCAAAACTTTTACTAAACCATATTTTTTGAGGAGAATTAATTGAGCCAGCAAAAACTAATCTTTGTTCGTGAAAAGTAAATGCCCTTGGAAAGCTTCTATGTAAGCCGTATTCGCCAGCTCGCCAAGTAGATAAGTTTTTATTTACGCTTGTGCTTTGTATAATACTTTGGGATATATAATTAACACTTGTTGGGCTATTATAACCAGTTATTTTGAGATAAGCATAATTTGTTCCATCTTTTATTAACCATAATGAATTTACATAATTTGCATTAAATATTGCAAAATTAGTTGTTAATAAACCAGTTGTGCCAACTCCGCCATGAGTATTAATTGCGCAAGTTAAAGAAGTATTTGTATTTTCTTTTTGAAATGGCCCACGAAAAAAATCTAATAAATTAAAAGTCCAGTTTTCATTAGAAATTCTAACTAATTTAAAAACACCTTTTAACGGATGCAATAAATACATAACATCATCTTTTTGTATATATCTTATATTATCTAAATCTGTTTCTACAAAAGTGTTTCCAAGTGTAAATAAAATTAAACTTTGATTATTGTAAAATCTAAAATAACCAACCCCTAATTCAATAATAATAACATCATCTACATTAAAAATAAATTTTAAAATTCTTGTTTTTACAGAACTATACAAAACCTCATTTACATAACTTGTGCCTTTTCTTCGGTATAAATAACCTTGTGGGTGTATATCAAAATTTTCTATAAAAGAACCGCCATAAAAAAACGGCTCGTAATCTACTAATCCGTCAATATTTGAAGATAATTCGCCTGCATTAAATTTGGTTTGTATTTCATTTGTTTTCATTTTTATAATGTTCTAGCATTAATCCAATAACTATTTTCTATATATTTTTTTTGTTTATAACCAATAATATTATTCATGGCATTTTTTAAATTTATTATGTATTCTTTGTAAAATTTATTCTCTAAATCATTTGAGTTTGTTAAATCAAAACAAATTTTATAAGCTAATAATGATATAAATGTTTTTATAAAATCTACACTAAATTTACTTGCATCGCTAACTTCTCCAATATAAGTAATCATTAATTCATTTTCATTTGTTAAAATATATTCACCTTCCAATTCGTATTCTGGGTTATTATTTACTTCTATTAAACGAATAAATTTTGGATAAGTTGGTAATTGAAATTTATAAGCCCACTTATAAAGCGGCGTTTCTGTTGTTTTATTTAGAACTTGTCGAAACACCGCAAAATCCCAAGCCGTTTCACCTAATAATTCTCTTAAAGCAATATCATAAACTAAAGCAAGTGTGGTAGCTTGCTGACTTTCGTCTGTATCAATATTTTGTATTCTATTTTTACCTAGTTTTAATAATGCTAAATTGCAAATTTCGGTTTTTGATGTCATTAAATTTTATATTCAATTTTAAAAGAAACTGAACCAGCAGTAGTGCCAATTGTATTAGCTTTTAACACAATATCATATAATTTATTAGGATTTTCTATTAAAGATTCCCCAGTTAATTCCCATAAATATTTACCAACATTTGCTACTGTAATATTAGTTAAACCATTTATGTTTCTTTGAACTGTTGCAAAATTTAAACTAGATGCAAATAATGTTGCTGAAATTGGATCGGGTTCTACATTGACGGCGTTAGAAACGCTATAAAGTCCCAAACTAAAATCCGTTCCTCCAGTAATTGCAGTGCAATCAATATGTATTTGATGTATAGAAATTGCAGAAGGAACTCTTGCTATTTTCCAAGTAGAGTTAGCGGAATCTGTAGCAGTAATATTTACTAATGCAGTAATAACACTAACTTTTGCACCACTATTATTTGCAGGAGCTGTTTTATTGTTATTAAAAAAATATGGAAAATTTAAAGTTTCTGTTGAGTGTATGATAGGCATAAAAATATAAAATTATTGTTAGAAAATATAGCAATTTTAAGAGTATGGCAATTCGTTTGGATTAACGGCGCTTCTAATTCTTAAAAACTGCTCATCTCTTATTCTAGTTGCTCCATAACTAAATTCTAGGTGAACTATCGGTTGAAATGATGCGGCAGGATTTTCTGCTGTTTTAAATATAGGTTCTTCAGGTTTTACTATAGCCATAGTTTCAGGGGTAATCATATATAAATCCCTTACTTTATTGCCAACCGAACCAGTTACTTTAAAAAATAAAGGGTCTAATGTTATAAGTTGAACACCGACTATTTCTTCTATATTGCCTCCATCTAAAGTTCTTGTACTAGTATAATCAAAATTTGTTGCTTTTGCATCATTTAGTAATTGAATTTTTTCATTTTCAGTAATAAGAAGATAAGGTTTGCCAAAATTAGCACTTTTATTATTTAAACTCATTAAAGATTTTGCTAATAAAATTTTTTCTACTGTTAAACCTGTTTTTGTCCCTGCTTCTGTTTCAGCAGTGCCAACATCTACTCCAGCAGCATCCGCCCAAACTGTATATTTTTTTCGTGAAGATGCAGTTCCTAAAATATCAAATGTTGCTTTGACATTATTGCCTTTAATATCTGTAGTTGGGGCGGCAATAGCATCAAAAATAGCTTTTTCTTTTGTTCTTGCAATTGCATTTTTAAGCTCAGTCATATTTTGAGTTTGAAAAAATGCTTCAGTTCCAAATGTTTGCCCAGATTGTAAAACAATATCTCTACTATAAGTCAATTGCTTTGTAAATGAACTCCATTTATATTCTCTTTGCCAAATAGTTAAAGCATCGGGCCGTGATTGTTCATATTCGCCTTGTTTTGTATTAATTTCGGTTGTTCCAATATAATTAACTAAACCAAATTTATCTTTTGATGTTTTTTTATTTGCAGAAGATACTATTTGTTCTAATTGAGAAGTATCGTATTGAACGGCTTCGTAAAACTCTCTATTAAATTGTATTGTGTTTGCTATTGCAAGATTTGGATAATTTAATGACATAATTTAAAAATTTATTTTATAAAAATTTTGATTATTGCTACCCTTTATTTAAAAGACTATATTTAGCTACCTTTTATTTTTATGGACAATTGCATCAATATTAATATTAATATAAAAAAATTTATTTGTCAAATATAATGTTTAAAACATTAATGATTTTTGCGCTTTTTGTTTTAATTCTGATTTTTTACTAATATGTTCGTTCCAACTTAACTTTCCTTGGCGATATAAATTATCAATATTATTTAATTCTTTAGTTATATCTATTGGTGCAGTAGGGACTATTTTTTGAATAATACCTATATTACTTTCGCTAATTCTTTCGTGTATTTTATAAAATATTTTTGATAAAATAACTTGAGATTTCATATCTAAATTTTCAGTAAGAATGTTAAATTCTTCCGCTGTTGTAAATTTTTGCAATGTATCATTTGCACTTTTTACTTTTGCTTCATATTCTAAACCCCACTCTGCTTTAAATTCATCTCTTATTTTTTTATTTTGATTATATATTTCTTCGGCTTTTCTTTGGTCGTCTTCTTTAAATTGCTGTTTTAATTTTAATTCTTCTTGATGATCTGTTTTTAAAAGTTCTTCTACAAATTGTTTAGCAATTTTTGGATCGATACCAAGTTCTTTTGCTTTATTTTTGGCTACATTAAGCATACTATCTTCTAACTCGTAATCTTTTGGAAGTTCATAATTATAATCTTCTAAATTATAATTTTTTTCTTTACTTAATTCTGCTTCAAGTTCTGCTTTTGCAAGTTCTTTTGCTTTGCCAAATTGTTTATTTTTATGATAATAATCTTTTGCTAAACTATTTATATCTTTTGGAAAGTTTTTTGAATATTTATCAAAATCAGGATCGCTTCTAACGTCATCAGGAAAAAATTTGTTAAAATCAATATAATCTACAACTGGTTGAGTCTGTTGATTAAAATTTTGTTCTGTTGCTGGTTGAAAAATTTTGTCTTCCATAAATTAATTGTTTTTGTTAATGTTGTTGTTAATAAAATTAAAAGCCAATTTTAAACCAATTTGTATATGAGAAGCTAAAACATCGTCTTTTGTATATTGTTTAGCAATTAAATCTCCATTAATTAAAAAAGCCTTCATTATATAATTTAACAATTCTTTTCCACTTTCAGTAGAAAAAACATTGTTAAAAATTTGGTTTTGTTTTTCACTTATTCTAATTTGTTCTAATTGTTTTTCTTTCAAATCCATATATTATTTATTTAATTTACTTAAAGTGTCTGCATCAATATTGTTTCTTTCGCTTTCAATTTGCAGTTGTGCATTTTGGCTTTTTGCATTTCTAATTTCTTCTACATCTTCATCTTTTCTTAAAATTCTATTATCAATTTGCAATAAGTTAGTTTTTATATCAATTAATTTATCAAAATTAATTTTATCAATAACTTCAGGGTTCACTTGTGCTAAATTCATTACATTTAAAATAAACGCATCAATAGCATTGTTTTCGTTATTTTTTTGAGATTGAGTGATTGGGTTAATATATTCAACTTTAATTTTTGGTAATTGCTGATTAAATTCTATTGGAAGTTCATCAAGAATTGCATCTTCGGTTAATTCAAAAGTAATATTAGAATATGATCTTTTCCAAAGTATTTGAAAAACTCTATTTAAAATATTCTCTAAATATTCTTGCAAAGATATAGCTAAACTGCCCATAATTCTAAAACTTTCCGCTCTTAATTCTAAAATTTGTGTAGCAGTAGCTCTTGGATCGTCTAAAACAGTCAATTTATCAAGAAAAAAGATTTTTTTAATACTTTCTTTTTTATCTAAAATTAATTCAAGAACTGGTCTATAATCTACATTGCTTAACAAGGGTTTAAGTGCTTCTCCAGTGTAAGTGTTGCTATCAATTCTGTTTAAAGAGCCCGGAGACAAATCTATTTGATTTTTAAAATCTACAAATTGAATAAAAGGAGGAGTTAAAGATTTTTCACTTGCTAACATATGGTCATGAACCATTTTATTTAATGTTTTAGCATCAGGCAAAGCTAATAATGCCCTTGATGTGCCCCAAGTTTCACCAACATTTTTTGTGCCCCTACCAAATGCAATAGGGTAACTTTCAAAAAAATCTTTTTTCATTAAATAGTCGTTATTTGCATCAAGCCAATAACCAACATATGGCATATTTTCTCTATCTATTTTACTTGGATCTCTATTTTTTTGAGGAAAAATAAAATATTTTACTTCTAATTTTTTAAATTTATTTATATTAAACTCTTTTTTAATATTGTCATGAACATTATCTATTCCAAATTTACTAATAATTTGTTTTGCCGTCATTGATTGGGTAATAACACAAGTATCTATTTTGCCTTCTTCGTTTTCAGCAATTACATAATTTTTAATATGCAAAGGTTCAAAATTTAAAATAGAATTTTTACCCTCTTCTATTTTTATTGCAACATTACCAAAACAAGCAAAAAATCTTAAATTTTCAAAATGGGCAATTTCAAAATTAGAATCAGGATTGTAAATTGCATTCCATATTTTTTTTGTAGTATCTTGTAAATAATTTATTACATTATCATTACTTGCTAATTCTTCGTCTTCTGCAACAAGTCTAAACCAAATAGAGGCTTTATTTGTTAAAGTGCCATTTAATATATTTGCAAAATTATCTAAACAAGATATGCAGTGAGAATCGTATAACTCAAAAATTTCATTTCTAACATAATTATCTGTGTTAAAAAATACCCCAGCTTTATCAGGTAAAAAATATTTTGCCGTATCTTCCCAATAACCTTTATAATAAGTTTTTTCACTATCTAATTGTTCGCTTAATGTTTTTAACTCATCAATTAAGTTTTTATCTTGTTCCATTATATACCTAATAATTTTCTTCTTAAAAATTCTTTTCTTGCTTTTTCCTCAGGATCTTCTGTCTCTCCCAATAATTCTTTTTTTGCTCTTAATTGTTGATCTATTTCTCCGCCAAATAAAGTTTGCTTTCTATTTTCCTCTGCTTTAATAGCTTTGTTTGCTTCGTTTTCTGCAAAAATTCTAGTTTCTTCCGCTGCTTTTGCCTGCCTTGCTACTTCTATAGCCTGCCTTTCCGCTTCTGTTGCTTCGTTTGCGTCTTGTCTTGCTCTCATTCCAGACGCTCCAAAATCTAAACTAACAGATTTTAAAGGTTTAGTGAGACCTGTTTTATTAAGAGCTTTTTTAAACTTTTTTCCAAAACCCATAATTTAATAAATATATTTTCTGTCAATAGCTTTTACACTTTGATTAGCCATTTGTTTATTTGCTAATTTTTGAGTGTAACATATAGCTAAATACCTAAAAGCATCCGCTCCGTTTGAAGACCAGTCGTGCTTTGGAGTTATTTTAAATACATTATTTTTATTGTCAAATTCTTTTTTATAATTTGTTAAACAATTTATGCCAGTTATTGTATTACTTTCATTAAAATAACATTTTGGTAAAATTTTTCTAACTTCATCAATTCCATCTTGTCTAGGTATATTTGGGGCTAATTGAAATCTAATTCCTAATAACTCTGCTTTTTCAAACCTTGTTTTTGAATCAGATAACTCTCTTACCAAAATATCGTGAGGAGCATAATGATCTGCATAGACATAAACTTTGTTTTTAACTTCCCTAATAAAATAATCTAAACCTTTGCCAGTGCCTTCTAAATAATCAATTATTCTAATTTCATTACCAACAAATTGCGCAAACCAAATTGCCATAGCATCCGCCACACCCAAGTCCCAAAAAGTATAAACTGGTAGCAAATTATCATATTGAACATGATCGCCAATTTGTTTTTTTAATGTTAATTCTCTCATACAATCGCCATAATATGCACCTTCAATAGGATTTGTAAAACTACAATAATATTCTTGTTTAAAAAAATCTAATGTTTTACCTTCTAAAGCTATTTCTTTTTTAATTTCTTCTATTTTTTCAGCACTTAAAGCCCTTGTATCTTCTATTGTTTTAATTTCCGTATACCAAGTTTCAGGAAGTTTTGTTGCCATATTGTATAAATGATAACTATGATTTTGTCCTTTTGGAGTAAAGTTAAATAAAGCAAAACCATCATTTGCTTCAATCATTGGTTTAATAATTTCCCACGATCTAGGATCTTGGTCTGCATATTCACTAAATACTGCACCTTTAATTCCTGCCCCCCTTAAACTATCAGTATTGTCAGAGCCAACTATTTGATATATGCTACCATTTTTTAAAGTTATTCTTAATTCTTTTTGATTTATTTTGTGTATTAACTCTTTTGGTATATAATCAATATATTTTCTGCCATCACTAGTGCTTTCTTGCCAAACAGCTTTTTCACCTTGTGAGTATTTAGGGAAAATGTGCCAGTAAGTGCCAACCTTGCCATAATATGCAAAAAACAATAGTATATTTAAGCCAAACAGGTCTTTTCCTGCTCTTCTGTGCCAAATGTGTATAGCCCTTTTATAGTTCTCAAACACTAGTTTCTTAAACAAATCTAGTTGATAGTCCCTTGGTTGCCATAGGTATGGTATAGTAATTAACTTTTCGTTCAAATTTCTGCCCTCTCGAAAAATGTTATATAAAAAAATAAAAAAAAATAAAAAGCGATCCCCCCCCTAGTCAAAACAAAACATCAATTTAAAAATGACCCCCCCAGTCAAAAAATATAAAATCCACTACATGTTAACAAAATTCGGTGTCTTCCCCTGCAAATTGCTTGTTGCGTAAGCAATCAAGCAATTGAACTTCCCCGTAAGGGGAAAATTTTTTTTTACAAGATAACAACCAACCAAACAAACAACAATCAACCAAACAGTTAATTATTGCAAAACTGCAAAATGCCATAAAGTCAACAAAATAAGGTATCCGCTCGGCGGCGACACCCTCATTTTTTTTCTGCATTTTCAAGCAAATTATTTGCGAGAATTTCATTTTTGCCAGTATTGTTATTTTTCAGGCAATTTAGCCAATCTGGAGTTATAACATTAATGGCTATTTGTTCAGAAACTGGCTCTTTATAGTTCAAGTCAAGTTCAGCCCTGTTTTTGGTTTTGGCTAAATAGATTTTGTGTTGATATAATTCCGCTTGCCTGCGAACTTTTGCATTCGTTGCTCCGTCATCAATATCATTTAGGCACTGCTCCCCTTCTTCGAGTAATTGATAGCTTGCAATCTGTAAAGCTTGGGTTTTGCGTGCGCGATATTCAGGGGAGTTCAAGACCTCGCACAACCACCCCATGCTAACCCCTAATTTTAAACTAATCTCTTTATAACTTTTATTAGCTTCTAAATCTTTTATGATGCTATCAATGTTATTAATAATCTTATCTTTAACCGATAAAGGTTTTGCAATGCTATTAATCTTATTACTGGCATTATCTTTATTATTTTGTTTAGGCATTATGCAGGCGAGTTAATTATTATTATTATTATTATAATGATTATAACTTATATACGCTTTAATTTAATTTTTTTTTTTTATTTGTCAATTTTTTTTTATTGCAACCTTTTTTATACTTTCAAGGCTTTAAAATTTTTTTAAAATAATGTGAAAAAAAGTGAAAAAAGTTGTTGACAAATATTTTTTTTTGCTTTAAAATTATGTTAATAAAATTATTCTAATAAAATAATTTTGCAACTTAATTAACTTAAAAAAATATGATATTAATAGAAAACAACAAAAAACAGCAAATTAAAGATTTTTTAAGCCAATCAATAAGCATTGACTTAATTGATGGTTTAACGGATTATTGCTTGCAAGATACTTGGGAAGATAGCGAACATTTAGAAAATTATTTTACCGGTTATTTTGATGAGCTAACGGGCGAAGCCTTTGTTTATTATTATGATGCAATTGAATATTTAACCGAAAATGATCCAACTTTGCGCAACAGCGTCGAACTAGCGGCCGGGCTTGGTTACGATATAAAAAACATTGATAGTTGCACACTTGCGAATATTTTACACCAAAACGATCGCCAAAAAGATGAGTTATACAAAATAAATTTTGAAGAGCTTTTTAATCTAATAAACCAGTAGTCACCACATCACCACACACAAACCTTTTTAATAATAATAAAAAAAAATATGAAAACAGAAAATTTAATTACTTTATTTGATAATGATTATAAAACAAATATAAAAATTAATCAATCTTTACAAATTATTACAATATCACAAAATTTTTATAAAAATGGCAAAAAAAAGGGGCTGGCATCTTGGGATTATAAATATTATTTTTTTAATGATGATTTAATTTATAATGACTTTATAAAACAATATCAAAATATTGAAATTAAACACACTAAAAAAAACCTTGCGTTTGTTAGTCAATTCGTCGGAGGCGATAAATTTATTTTATCAAGATTAAATTTAACTAACTAACTAAAAAACTAAAATTAATAATTATATGACAACAAACTTTTTTAATAAACATTATCAAAACCTAGATGAGCTAAAAAAAGATTATAAAAAATTATGCTTTAAAATGCATCCCGATCTCGGGGGAGATCATTTTTCTTTTGTTGCAATGCAAAATGAATATGAGGTTATTTTTAATGATATAGCAACTCCTGAATCTGATAAGCCTGCCGAGATCATGGGGGCTTTGGATGATTTAAGCTTTTTATTTGATCATGATGGCTTGGAAATTTTAATCACTGGGAGATGGTTATGGTTGGATTTTGCAGCGAAGCCCAGTTTAGAGGTTATTGAGCGAATAAAAGATATTGGCTACTTTTGGTCAAAATCAAAAAAAATGTGGTATTTTGATTGCACTGGAAAAGCTAAAAAAAGAAAAAGAAAAAGAGTTGCCGCCAAGCCTTGGCACGACATAGTATTGACTTACGGGCTGGATAAATTACAAAACAAAAAACAGCTTGCTTAATTAATATTTAAAAAAAAATAAAATATATGAACTTTACATTAATAAAAAAAATAACAATTACAAATAAAAAAGATTTTCTAAACACTTTGAAAGTTTTCAATTTAAATAAAGAAAAACATTTACCTACTCTGCAACAAACTTATTTTATAATTGATTATTATAAAAAATTATTAACTATAAAAAATACCGATCAAGATACTATTTTGACAAACATTTTCACAATTAAAACCGATCTTGCTTTGCCAAGTGAAGAATTTTTAGTTGAAACAAAACAATTATTTAGTGCTTTGACTAGTTGTAAAAAAATGGATAGTTTAGAATTTACAATAGGCGAAACGGCTATTGGCATCGGAGCATTTATGATACCGATTAAGAAGTTTCAAGATTTCGATAATGGTGCGCAAGATGCATTTGATATAGGCAGAGTTACCAACTTTAAAGATAATAAAAATTTATTAGAATTTAAAATTAATGGAGATCTTCTTATAAAAAACATTAAACATAGCTTAAATTTTGTAAGTAATGATGAGACTAGACCATATTTGCAAGGCGTGGCCATAAAATTTAAAGATAATGGGCTTGGTTTTTATGCGACCACTGGTCATGTATTAATAAAAATAAATAATTTTGATAATTTAGGTACTATTGACAATTCGAATAACAATTTTTTTATTTTACCTACTGAATTATGTAAAAAAATTAATGGTAGTGCAGATATTTTAAATAATGATGTAAAAATTATTTTTAAAAAATATTCTGTTACAATCACTTCTGATAATTTTAGAATAGACGCTAGGTTAATAGATGCAGAATTCCCTGAAGCGGATAAGGTTATACCAAGGGAGGAATGGATAAAAATTAAAATAACAACCGACTTAAAAAATTTTATTGAAACTTTAAAAATGGCTAACAAAATTGATAATGATAATAAACATAATGCATTAGAATTTAATTTAATTAATCATAATAGATTTTTATTAACTAAAAAAAATAAAGACACTATTATGTTTCAAGCCCCTTTGGATGCTAGTTGCCAAGATGCAACCGATTTTAAAATAGGTTTAAATAATAAATTTTTATTAAAATTTATTGAAACCTATAAAAATTTTACAAATGAAAGTAATATTGTTTTAAATTTTCAAGATGCCTACTCCCCGTTAAAAATAGAATGTGTAGATGGCAATCAAGCAATTACAATGACTTTAATGCCGTTAAGATTATAACAAACTAACCACCACATCACCACAAATAAACCAAAACTTTTTTAAAAAAAAGTTAAAAAAACACTTGACAACTATTTTTATCTTATTAAAATATACATAACAAAATTAAAAAGCATTTTTGATTTTGATTTAACTTATTAAAAAACTATATGAAAAATAAAACAACTAAAACACTTTTTACCAAAGAATTTATTGATAACCTTGAATTTTTAATAAAAAATCAAAATGCTGCAGAAGAGTATGAAGAAAATCTTACATATCACGGACTTGGCGGTTTAGATCCAGATGGCTACTGGACATATAGCCAAGAATTAAGAGATTTAGCCGAAAAATTTGAGGATCTTTTTGAAGAGGTAAAACAACAAATTAATGATTATTATAATACTGATTTTACAGAGTTATATGATTTTCTTGAAGAGAATAGAAGTACTAATTATTGCAATTTAGAAGCAAATTTGATTGAATGTTTAGAAACTTACATAGCGGATTAACTAACCACCACCACACCACAAACAAACCCTTTTAACAACTTAATTAACTTAAATAAAAAATTATATGCAAAAAATAAAAACCTATTTTAATAAAAACAACTTTTCTTTTGAAACTCTTTTTTATCACGAACATTCGGGCACATTTACCAAAAAAAAGCACAAAAGTTTAAATAAACTTATTGAATTTAGCGGTTTTATAAGTCTTTTTTTAATTATGGCTATTTTATTTTTATTAAGCTCTTGCAAAGAGGAGCAAGTTTTAGAGCCTATAAAAGATACAGGAGGAACTCTAATTGAGGTTTATAAGCAAGGTACAAACAAGGTTTATAGCCAAGGCACAAAAAACTTGAAATTTTTTATTTTCAAAAAACAAAAATTATTTAACTAATCATTACAAATAACTTTATTTATTAACTAATAACAAGTAAAATTATGAAACAAACAAAATCTCCATCAAAAAAAAGACAAGAAGCTTTAAATTTATTTTTCGACTATTGTTGCGAAACTTACAAAAATAACCTTAAAGGCAATAATAAGCTATTGCAACAAGTTTATAATATTATTATTGCTAAAATGCACGGCGAGGGTTATATGGATTTATTTTATGGCAACACTAGAAACAACGGAATTTATATAAAAGCATTGCAAGATTTTTGCCAAAACAAACCAATTAAAGGTGAGGTATTTAGAAATTGGAAAATTCGCCAAACATCAAACGAAATAATTAAACTAATTAACGAAAAATTATAAATATATGAAATACGAACAAAATTTAAAAAAAGTATTATTAACAACCGATTTTATTTATAATAAATTAACAAATAAAAATTTAATAAAAATCATAGAATATTATAGCATTAATTTAAAAAGTAGCTTCCCTGGTGAAGACGGCTTTGCGGAGCTGGTGACTGATTTGTTAGAAGATTGCATAAGCTTAAAAGATATTCCATTAACAAATTTTTTTGAGCTTACTAATACAATTTATAGGGAAGGCGATTTTATTTTTGATACACAAACAAACCAAGCTATATGCGAAATTGAAGGTAACACGTGGGGGGCGATTAATTATGTTGCAAAATTTACCATAATCAAAAACATTATTAATACTACTTTAAATGATTAAATTATTTAAAAAGTACTTGACAATTATTTTTTAATAACTTAAAATTATAAAGACGGCAATTTTTAATCCCCTTGCCGTCACTTAATAACTTAAATAAAAAATATATGAATAATTACTATAAAGCAACGGTTATTGATAATCTTTACATTAACCAAGAAAGCCGAGATTTTATTGATAAAATGCAAGCAGAAGGCTATAAATACATTATTAAGTCAAAAAACCAAGGTTATTTTGAACTTGAATTTATGGTGGCAAATGAAATTTTCGATGGTATAAAAAACTGCCTTATCTGGAAGCAAGATAAAATTTATTATAATTTATTTAATGAATTTTTAGGTTTATATTACCACGGAAAGCATCATTACCCTAACGATCAATATGTTTTTAAAAAATAATTAACAAAAAATTATAAAAATATGAAAAATAAAGATTTTAGTAATCAAAACTTGCAAGGCAAAGATTTTAGCGGACAAAACTTGCAAGGTGCTGATTTTAGAGGTGCTAATTTAAAGTATGCTGATTTTGAAGGTGCTATTTTAGCGGAGCTAATTTTAGAGTGGCTAATTTTAGATATACTGATTTAAGATTTACTAATTTAAAAGGTACCATTTTAGAAAATAAAAAACTAATTAACAAAAAATTATAAAAATATGAAAAACGATTTAAAAAAAACAATAAAATTTAGAGCTTGGGATAACTTAACAAAAAAAATGATAAGCCACGAGCAAGTTTTAAGGCATTTTCACGGGTGCTATGAGATAGATTTTGATCCATTCCAAGACGAGCATTTAACTTATATGCAATTTACTGGCTATACAGATATAAACGGAGTCGATATTTATGAGGGAGATATTGTTAAGGGGCGAGGATTTACTTTTACAGTTACTTCTGATTTTAGAGTAAAAAACGATAATATAGTAAAAATAATTAGCAACATTTTTGAAGCAAAGTAATATGGCAAAATTAACTAGAAAAAAAGAGTTTCCATTTTAAAATTGACAATTAAAAAATATAATTTAAAATTAACCTTGGCAGACTTTTTAATCCCCAGTCTGCCAAACAAAAGGAGCAGTAATGCAAAAACAAAGTAATTCAAGTGAAGTTATTATGGATTTATTAGAAGATTTACTAACAGAAGAAACAAAAAAGCTTGTAGGATACATTATGCCTATACTTGAAGCTGAAAAAATTTCACCGACTAGTAAAATCAATATAAAATCTATTTTATGGAACTATAAAGACAATTTAAAAGAAAAGTTAATCAAGCAAAATTATGACAAATCAAACAACAATCAATAAGTCTTTTTTACTACACAAGGATAGTTTATCAATTCTTAACCAGCTAACCGAAGAGGAGGCAGGTAAGCTATTTAAAGCTATCTATGATTATCAAACAAGCAATATTTTGCCACAAGATAGATTTATAGCTATTATTTTTGAACCATTCCTAAACCAGTTTAAAAGAGACGAGCAAAAATATCAAAATGTTGTTGAAAGAAACAAAATCAATGGTGCAAAAGGAGGTAGACCAAAAACCCAAATAAACCCACTGGGATATTTGGGAACCCAAAATAACCCAAGCAAACCCAAAAAAGCCGATAGTGACAGTGATAGTGATAGTGATAGTGTTACAGATAAAGATAAAGATATAAATATATCTATATCTAATAAACCTAATAAAGAAATACATGTCGGTTTTGAAAATGATTTTCAAGAATTATGGCAACACTATACACCAGTAGTTGTAAGTAATGGCACTTTTACAAGCAAAGGTTGTAAAAATACAGCTTTAAAATCTTATAACAAAGCAAGAGCTAAATTCTCGCATCAAAAAATAATGGATTGTTTAGAATTATACTTGAAAGATTGCAAAAAGAATAACCGATATACTAAAAATGTAGCCACTTGGCTTAATCAAACAATGCAAGATGGTTTCAAAACTCACGAAGTATTGCTAGTTAATGCCGAACCGATAAAACCAACTTTTTTAACCAAGCAACAACAATTGGAGCATAGACAAAAAGAGCAAGAGGAACGTTTATCAAAAATTTATGACAACCAGTAATATGAAAATTTTAGATTATAAAGTTTTTAAACAAAACTACAACTTGATAAAAGATAATTTTTTTGCAAGCAAAGAAGAGTCTGATGCTAAAATTATAATGATTTACGAAGCACTAGCCGATAAATTGACTAATAAAATGTTTCAAGAGCATACTAGCCACATCATACTCAATACAACCACCAAAGAGTGGAATGATGCTTATGGTTATCAAGGTTGCCCTGCTGTTGCAGACTGGCTAAAATCTTTTTTGCCAAAGAAAATTGAAAAAAGTAAATATGAAATTTGTAAAATTAGCGGAGCTAGATTGGTAAGATATTATCTTGACTACCCAGACGATTATTTACAAGAAATTAAAAACCATCAAAAAAGGTTGCAACTAAATAGCGAAAAAAAGCAATTAGAAGGGCAACAAGCAATACAAAATCAAAAAAATATACAAACATACATAAAACAAATTAACAATAACTTAAAATCAAAATAATATGAAAGAAAGAATAATCACACAAAATAACAACTTCTGGCTACAAGAAGATTTATACAAGCATATTGATGAGCTTATGCTAAAATATTACAATGATGCAAAAAATCATTTTTTTATTGAAACAGCCAAAAAAGAATGTTGGTTTGGTTGGCACGATAGCAGATCGGATTATGGCTTTTGTGGTTTTATGCGAACAAATTTATTGCATCAAGTAGTTATTTTAAATAAACTTGGCAATTCTATTGTAGTGCCAGTTAATCACGGTTGCTTTATGTTTTTATTTAAAAGCGACTGGTTTCAAAACTCGGTCTTGCAAAATGGTTTTATTAGCTTTCAATTATACCCGAAATGGTGCTTGGAGGTTATAAAAACTAAAAATTATTATCAACCAAAACAATTTTACGAAAAATTATGAAATACCTTATAAAATCTTGCTTAATCTTGCTAATTATATTTTTTGAAACAATGTTATGTTTTGCTTTTGCATTTAACAGCATAGCAATGTTTGTGGCAATAATGACTATTTTTAATAGTTTTTTAATTATTACATATTTTGGCTTTAATTTAAACATTAATAACGAAAAAGATATTGACAACTAAAAATAACTAATTAAAATTTACCTTGCCGTTTGCTATTTACGAATAGATTTGAAAATAAACCAAACGGCAACTTAATAACTTAAAATAAAATAATATATGAAAATAATAACAGATAAAAATGAGGCATTAGAATTAATAAAAAAGGAACCAAAAATTTTTCTTTTGTGTAGTGATGAGTTACAAGCAGATAAAGAAGTAGTGTTGGAGTTTTTCAAGCACAATGGTTATACTTTGCCAGGTGCATTACGAGATGATTTTGAGATTGTAAAAATTGCAGTCGAACAAAATGGCTTGGCTTTGAGAGATGCTAATGAGCGGTTACAAGATAATGGAGAGATTGTAGAAATTGCAGTTAAGCAAAATGGTGAGGCTTTACAATATGTTAGCGATAAATTGCGAGACGATCCTGAGATTGTAAAAATTGCAGTCAAGCAAGATGGTTGGGCTTTAAAATATGCTAGCTGGGAATTGCGAAACGATAAAGAAATAGTTATGGAGGCTGTCAGGCACAATGGTTTTGCTTTAAAATATGCAAGTAAAGAATTGCGAAACGATATAGAGGTGGTTTTGGAAGCTGTAAAAAGAAATGGCTGGGCTTTACAATATGTTAGCGACCCATTAAGGGGAGATAAAGAGGTTGTTTTAGCAGCGGTTAAACAAGATGGTGAGGTTTTAGCATATGCTAGCCCGTATTTACAAATTGCCATTAGGGCACTGCAAAAATTAACTAACAATTAAAATAAAAATATATGACATATACAAACAAAGATCAATTTATTAACATTTTAAAAAAATTCCAACATAGCTTTATTTTTCAATTTGTAAGTCCAGAGTTGAAAAAAAATCGTGAATTTGTTTTGGAAGTGTTAAAAATAAATGGTTTGGTTTTAGAATATGTAAGCCCCGAGTTTCAAGCAGATCCCGAGTTGGTTTTGGTAGCAGTTAAGCAAAATGGTGATGCTTTTAAATTTGCAAGCCAAAAATTAAAAGAAAATCGTGAGTTTATCTTCGAGGCGATAGATATAAATTGGAAGGTTTTAGAATATATAGGCCCCGAGTTTCAAAAAGATTTTTTAGAATTTATAAAAAACAAAAAAATTAACAATTTAAAATAAAAATATATGAATTTACAATATTTACAAAAATACTTAACGGTCGACGACAAACAACAAATTTTACAAGATTTTGTTGATGCTGAAATTGCAATGATAGAAAGCGATGGTGACGACCACCCTGCCGTTTATTTGCATAGAATGATGGGAGAAATTGTGCTGGGAGACAATTTAAATGATGCCATTGCTATTATCAAGCAAATAGTTTTTAATAGCGAAGCACAAAATTTAAAGAATTTTGTTATTACTCAAATGCAATCAATAAAAATCGAGAAAATGGATTGGATACAAGCTTATTTTCATAAAAAACTTGGTGAAATTGTTTTTGGCGACAATTTAAATGATGCTATTGATTTTATTAACAAATCAGTGGCACAGCAAAAACTAATTAATAATTATGTTCACGATAAAACACTTGACATTTTAGTAAAAATGTTTGCAGAAGAATTAAAAATTAACCTTTAAAAATAAAAATATATGAAGGAACAAAATTATAATTTAAACAATCTTGGCAATACTTTTTATCTTTTTAAAAGAGACGATGAAAAAATGATTAATGACATAAAAAAATTTGCATTAAGATACAGGAATAAAATAGAAAGTGATTTAGGTTTAGATAATACACAAGCTGGCTTTATGCAACAAATTTTAAATAAAAAGATTTGGGCGGATAAAACATATAGCTATAATCAAAATAAAAATAAAAATACTCCAAAGAATTTTTTAGATTTTTTTTTGAGTTGGGGAACATTTCCAAAAGATAAAAGTTTTAATGAAAAATTGATTGCTAAATTTTTAGAAAGTTCTAATCGAATTCCTGAAAATTTAGATAATTATTTTATTATAACCAAAACACAACTTAAAAATTTACTTGGCGGTTGTTGTTTAATTGGTGAAATAAAAAAAGAAATGAAGCAGGAGCCATTGTCAATTGATATTTTTGATTTAAAAGATAAATATCAATACGGCAAAATTAACGACGAACAATATAGGTATTTTCAAAAAATGGAGCAAAATCTATTTAGTTTAATAGCTCACGAAGAATTATTTAAAACAATTATTAGTAATTCTGTTGGCAAAAAAAATGAAACAGAATTTTTTATTATGAAAGATTTAATCAAAAGTTCTTTAAGAGTAAAAAAAAATAACTTCGGCAACCATAATGGTTTTAAGCAAGATTTATGGAAAAATAACAAATTTTTTTAAAAAAAGACTTGACAATTTTTTTTTAATAGTTTAAAATTATATTAGCTAAATTTTAGCTAAATTAACAATTTAAAATTTAAATATATGAAAATAGAAAATGAAATAAAAAATACAGAAAGTGTAGAAAATACAGAAAGTGTAGAAAATACAGAAATTCAATCAAAACAACTTAAACCTGCTGAAAAAATTACGGCACTTTTAAAAGACAAATTACAAGAATTTTTAGGTCAAGATACAAACAGATATGTAAAATCTGTAATGTCAGAAATTTTAAAACAAAATTTAACAGATTGCACTCCGTTGTCAATTTTTCAGTCAGTAAAACAAGCAGTAGATTTGGGATTGGAAATTGATAATAGACAACATGCTCACTTGATTCAAAGAGGAAGAGATTGCACTTTTATGATCGGTTATCGTGGTTTTATTTACTCAATTAAAAAACATATTCCAAGTGCTAATATAGTAGTTAATTTAGTAAAAGACGGAGATTTATTTTCTATAAAAAAAATAGGAGATCAAGATCAATTTATTCACGAAATAAAAAATCCTTTTGCTAGTAAAGATAAAATAATTGGTGGTTATTGTTATATATCATATAACAACGAAGGAAGGGAAATTGCAAAAATTGAAACACTTTCCATTGAAGAAATTAACAAAATTAGAAGTGTCGCAAAAACAAAAAATATATGGGATGCTTGGTTTGAAGAGAAAGCAAAAGTTGCCTGTATTCGCAGAGGTTGTAAAATTTTATTTGCTGGATTAAATAATGGAATAATAAATAAAATTATTGAAATTAATGACGAAGAATTTGATTTTGAAGAAAAAAAACCTAAAAAAGAAAATAAATTATCAAAAATTTTTATACCATTAAAAGCGCCAGTTGAGTAAAATATTTTTAAAAAAATACTTGACAATTATTTTTTAATAATTTAAAATTATTACACCACAAACACACCACAAAAAAAACTCAATTAACAACTAAAAATAAAAAAAATATGAAAATAACAGATAAAAACGAAATATTAGAAAAAGTAAAACGATGTGCTTGTAGTTTCGAAAATGCTAGCGAGGACTTGCGAGATGATATGGAATTTGTAAAAGAGGTACTCAAAATAGATGGTAGCGCTTTAAGGTATGTTAGTGATAGATTACGAGATAATGAAGAGATTGTAAAACTTGCAGTTAAGACAAATGGTTGGGCTTTACAATCTGTTGGTGAGAAGTTTAAAAATAATCGTGAAATAGTTTGGGAAGCGGTAAAGACATGTGGCGAGGCTTTACAATTTACTGGTGAGAAGTTTAAAAATGATATAGAATTAGTCTTGGAAGCAGTTTGGCAAAATGGTAAGGCTTTACAATATGCTGGTGAGGAGTTCCGAAAAGATATAAAAGCAATGAAGAAAGCACTTCTTTATTTGAAAATACAAACACTTTGCGGACAATTGAGAAAGCAAGAATATGAGGTAAATGTTAAGGGTTATTAACAAAAATTATTTAACTAAAAATTTAAAAAATATGAAAGAAAACTTTTTTACAAATAGACAAGGGGCAATTGGAGCTTCACAAATAGCAGGTGTAGTTTATTACTATTCTGACAAGTTGCTTGCTAAAAATGCTATTAGTCAAGAAACTTACAATGAAATTAAAAAAATGGAGGAAGTTTCTATTAATGTTTGGAAGCAAGAAATGTCTGACATAAAATATATTGAAAGCCCGTGGAGTATTAAAGAAAAAATGAAACTAACTGCCGAAGAGTTAGAATTATTAAGCAAAAAAACAAGTAATAACAATACCAAGCGAGGCAATGAATTAGAACGACCAGTTTTTGATAAATTTTTACAAGATTATAAAAATTGCGAAGAAGAACAAAATTACAATAAAAAAGCTAGCAAGCAATACAAAAATTTTACAGCAATTGCAACTATTGATTTTTTAATTAATATAACTGGTATCTATAATAGAAAAAGCATTGTCGAGATTAAAACTAAAAATACAGGTTTAGATGCAGTTGGCAACCCAGTAAAAGAAAAAATTAATTGGATAAGTTATAAATTGCAAGTTGCTATGCAAATGGCTTTACATAAAATTGATAATGCAGTTATTGTGTTGCAACAAGTGGCAACAAGAGATAAAGAACACGATATGAGTGCCGAGCTAGATATTGAAGGTATGGTTATTGATTGTGAAGAAGATAAAGAATTGATTGTTGCCGTTGAAACTGCATTAGATTATTTTGATGCAGATTTTGATAATGATTTTAAAATACATCATATTGAGGAGAAAAACAATTTTTTAAATAATTTACAAAATTTCTCTCTTGACCAAAGACAAGAAGCTATAAAAAATGAATTTTTAGAATTTTGTAAAATAAAAATTATTGAAAAACAAAACGATCTTGATAAAAAAATTAAACAAGAGCAAGAGGCTATACAAAATGAGCTAAAAGAATTCGCAAAATTAGATTTAACAAATCAAGACCATATCAAAAAATTAGAGCCTAATTTAACTGCCTTTTTTGAAAAAATAGGATTAAAAAAAGATGTAGAGCTTGTAGAATTTTTAGCTAGAAAAGAGCTTATAATGGACTTGCCAAGCGAATTAAACGACAATATAGCCGAAATGAGCCAGTTAGAAGCTAATTATAATAGATACTGCGAATTAAAAGATAAAGTCGAAAAAACATTAAAAGCTATTGCAACCGAAAATCAAAGATCTGTCAATTTTAGGGGCAGTCCTTTTAATGTGCAAATGACACTTCCTACAAAATGGAGTGCCGATGATATAGTTAAAAAACAAAATGCTACTAAACAAGATTATGAAGCTAGTTTATCTCTTGTTGAGGGCAGTGTAAAAACAAAATCAATGTTTAAATTAATTAAAAGTAAATAATATATGATAATAGATAAAAAGGAGGTTTTAAAAATGTCAATAGATAAAGATAAACAAAAAGAAAAAATATTAGAATTTTTAAAAAAAAATGATGTAAGAGGATGGGTGGCAGAATATCTTGATCCTGAAATGTTAGATGATAGAGATTTTGTTTTAAAACTTGCAAAAATTGATGGTGGTATTTTAAAATATGTTAGTTCTAGGTTGCAAGACGATGATGAAATAGTTATAGAAGCCATCAAAACATCTGTTTTAGGTTTTGCTTTTGAACATGCCAGCCCTAGGTTGCGAGGAAACAAAGAGATTGCCTTAATGGCAAGCAAAAAAAGTTACACAAATGTAAGGAGTGCAAGCCCTGAGTTGCGAGCAAATATAGAATTTATTGAAGAAACAATAAAACAAGATTTTAATTCTTTACAATTTGCTGAACCTGAAATAAGAAAAAAAATAATGAATGATTTTTTTTTAACAATTAACCAATAATAACTATGAAAGAACAAACAATAATAAATACCAAAAAAACCACTTTAATTGTGAAAGAAAATATATATAATGTTATAATTAACACAGAAACTTTTTTTGCTTCTATGTTAAAAGATATTTTTAGTATTTTTATGCTTTTATTTGCATTATGGTTTAATTATAATTGTATGGGCAATAGTTATATTATAATATTTATAATAGTTTTAATACTTTTTGGTTATAGTGCCAAATTGGTTTTTATTTTTGTAAAAAGTGACAGATATTTTTTTAATGTATCTTATGATAATATAGAAAAAATAAAAAAACAACTTAAACAACAACAATAATAATAACTATGAAAAAACAATTACTAATCACAACCGATTTAAAAAGCGAAGATCTTTATAAAGATTTAATAAATTATGCAAAAGAAACCGAACGATCCCTTGGTTTTATTGTAAGAAAAGCCTTAAAAGAGTTTTTAAATAAAGAAAAATTAAAAAATAATTAAATATGATAACAGAAAAAAGACTTCGCTTTTTAGAAGAGCAAGCAACCATCTCAACAGATTTTGCTGAGCTAACAACATTTTTAGAAATTGAAAAATTTTACCCTGAAATTGAAACAACCGAGGACAGGGACAGAATTAGAAATTTAGCTAAACAAAGAATACAAGAATTATCAAAAATTAAAAATGTAAAATAATGACTTTTTTTTCTGCATTACAGTTAGCTTTTATAATCTTAAAACTAACAAAATTTATTAATTGGAGTTGGTGGTTAGTTTTATTGCCAATAAATATAATAATATTGCTTATGATAATTTTATTTTTAATTACAACTTTTTTAAAATAATAAACATATGACAAACATAAATTTTGAGCAATATATTGAGCTAGCTTTAAAAGGCGAAATTAAAGATGATGATTTAATACTAAAAAGATTACAGGCTATAATTTTAAAAAAATTTTACGACTCTTGTTTGCATTTAAAAGTTCAGGAATTAGAACAAGCAATTATCAAAAATGATAAGATTAATATTGTTGAAAAGTTAGGCGATTGCGCTTGGTATATTGCCGTTTTAAGCGATGTATTTAAGATTAATTTAAATTTTAGCGGTAAAATAACTGACACAAAAGATTTAACTAAAATCAAGCAACTTGCCTTTGATATTGCCAATAATATAAAAAAAAACACTTTACACGAAGCAAAAGATTTTGTCAAAAAAATAGAAGATATCTATTTTTTATTTAATCAAGAGTTTGGTATTCTTTGGAAAGTTGGTTTAGTAAAAAATGTTTTTAAATTGCAAAAAAGATATGAGAAAGAATATGGTGATTTTCAAGCAAATAACCAAAACATTAAGGCTGAATTGGAGGTTTTAAAATAATGTATATAAACGACAGAAGGCTTCGATTAATTTTGTTTGCACCTTTGTTTTTTAAAGATGTAATAACACAAGGATCTGTGCAAGAAGATAGCCCAGATTTAACCAGTGAAGCAAAAGAAATTGTAAAAAATCAAGATGTAATAACACAAGGATTTGTGCAAGAAGATAGCCCAGATTTAACC